GATGTGTCGCGGGTCTTTACCGGACGACCAACGACACATCTACGACCGCTCCGGATGTCACCGTGGCGTTCCCGTATGACGTTGCCCTTGGAGACACCTTCGTTCGTGTCCCCGTGAAGCAGGGCTATTCCCGGATTTACATCGCCGGTCCTGGGATGTACATCGACGCTTCCGCGACTCCGGCGACCAACTACTTCTCGGTATTCGTCGAGAAACTGGACCTCAAGACCGCCGGTTCCGAGACGGCGTTGTTCCGGTTTGCGAGCATTCATTTCGATCCGATGCGTGCGTAGGTCTAAGTACCCGAAAACATAGGAGGAAATTCAAATGGCTTTTATTTTGCAGGATAGTGATTTCAGTCGCTTGCTCGACAATCGACTGACTAAAGTGTGGGAGCAGTCCCTCAAGGATCTCAAGCCCATGCGGAACCAGTTCTTCACGGTGGCGAAGTCCGACTCGGCGTTCGAGGAGTTCTTCTACACCACCGGTCTTGTTGGGGACATCCCGGAGTTCAACGGTGCGCTGACGTATGGGGCGCTCTATCCGGGCTTCCACAAGAAGATCGAGCACAAGGAATACGCCTACGCGCTTCAGGCGCAGCGGAAACTGATCGACGACAAGAAGTGGGGCGTTCTTGACGACCGCGCTCGCTACCTTGCCGAAGCCTACGAGCGGACTCGGGAGAAGCAGGCCGTTCGTCTGTTCACCCAGGCCGGTTCGACGGCATTCGACTTCATGACCTCTGAAGAGGGTAGGCCTCTCTGCTCCTCGACCCATCTTACCAAGACGGGCGTCTCGACTTCCTCGGGGTTCGACAACACGTACAGTTCCGCGCTTTCCCCCACGTCCCTTGCGGCGATGCGGCTCAAGGCTCGCCTGTTCAAGCAGGACAACGGAGAGCGGTACGAAGGCTGGACGAACGTTGGCCTCGTGGTTCCCGACGCGCTCGCGGACTACGCGAACGAGATCACGGGTTCTGCGCAGAAGCCCGATACGGCCAACAACAACATCAACCCGCAGTACAAGCGTTACACGGTCATTCCGTACATGCGTCTTGACGATGCCGACACCAACGACTTCTATCTCGTCGACCTCGATGCGATCAAGAAGAACGCGGTGTGGTTCGACCGGATCGCGCCGGAGTACAAGAACACGATCGACTTCGATACCTACGTCTTCCTTCAGGCCGTGTACGGTCGTTTCTCAATGGGTTTCAAGGATTGGCGATGGATTATTAAGAGTACCGTTTCGTAAGGGTTTTTAGCGTCGTTTGTTCTTTGACAGAATATGCATATGACCGTACGTAAATCTACCGGAGGCCGGTCTTGATGAGGGGCCGGTCTCCTTCACCCGTGTAAAGGTGGGTTCGATTCCCGCCACCGGCTCATGAGACAGGGAGTCGGGACTGAAAAACAAAGGAGACTTACATGAGTTTCACCGACTTCCCTCACGGGATTACGAGTTTCGGGGTCCCCCTGCTTGGGGGAAACCCCGGCCCGATTACCGGGTCTGTGTTTTTCGTCGACAGTTTGACCGGCTTGAACAGTAACGCCGGTGGGTCCCCCTCGACCGCGTTCGCCACTCTCGACTGGGCTATCGGTAAGTGTACCGCGAACAAAGGCGACGTTATTTACCTTATGCCCAACCACGCGGAGACCGTCACTGGTATTGGCGGGGTTACTGCGGACATCGCCGGGATTTCGATTATAGGTCTTGGTAATTTCAACCAGCGCCCGCGCCTTCTCATGGACGGTGGGACTACGGTGACGTTCGCCGTCTCGGCGGCGGATGTGACTATCAAGAACATTGTCATGGCATCTGGGCACCTTTTGGTCGCCACGGGATTCGATGTCACGGGCAAGGGTTGTTGGATTGACCAGGTTGAATTCGCCGACAACACAACCGCCGAGAACTGGGGAAGCCCGGTCAAGGCGACCGGTGCGGTTAACACAGCCGACGGATTGAAGGTCACCAATTGCCGGTGGGTTCCACTTGTAGCGACTGTCAATTCGCTGGAGTTCGTCGAGATCACAGACGACATCGACGGGCTTGTTGTAACTGGGAACGTCATCATCTGCGAGGGGACGGCCACACCGCTCATCCTCCAGGCTGGCACAAAGGTTATGACTAATATTTTCGTCGTGTGGAACTTCTTGTCCCATAAGATGACGGCGGGTGCGTTGTTTATGAGCAACGGCGGAACTGGAAACTCCGGGATCGTCGCCCACAATCGGTTCGGACACGCAGACGTTACGACCACCCATGACTGGGGTGCCGTAACGGGTTTAAGGTTATTCGACAATCTCTCGACATCTGTTGATAACCTTTCCGGGGTCATCCTCCCGGCGGCTGACGTTAACTCCTAACAACTAACCCGAGCCGGGGCGGGGTATCCCCGGCGTAATTCCAAGGAGGTCCAAATGGCCGTCGATACGGTGCAGCCAGCAGAAGTGAAGGATGCCAAGATTCAGTTCTTCGGGGAGTTCGAGAAGCACCCAAAGGGAGGCTACAGGTCCGAGTACCCCGCGTGGATGCACACGAAGTTGCTCTCCGACATGAAGGACGAACTCAAGGGGAAGCAGAAAGCGCTTGACATGAGACTGCCCAACGCCAACGAAGCGGAGTTGAGGGAACAAATTCGGGACATGAAGTCTAGGATCGACGACATCGAGTCGTCCAAGCCGAAGCTGTCCGCGAAGATGAAGGACGAACTGATGAGGGCGTCGGAGGACTTGGAGACCGGCATCAAGGAGTCGTTGTTCACCCGTGACGAGATGCGGCTCGGTCTCGCTGACGCTCATCGTGAGTTGGAGCGGTCCATGAAGAAGTGCATTCCGATTCGTGCGGATCTTGCGGAAGCCGCCGGGGTGAAGTTGGAGAAGGGGAAATTCGGCAGCCGTGAGGACGCTATCAAGGTGTGGCGCTTGACTCGTCGGGCGTGCGACCCGGATCTTCACACGAATGCCGAATATTTGAGAAAAGAGAGCAGGTAGCCAAATGGATGGGTCGACTTTGCTTCGTTCTCTTCGTGAGTCGGTCGGCGAACCTTCGGGTAGCCAGTACCTCGATACGCGCACTTCCTACCAATATTTGTGGGAAGCGGCGATCGAACTGGTTCGGCGAACGAGATGTCTTAAAGCGACCCAATCCATTACCTCCGTTGCGGAAACGGCATCGTACACGTTGAATGCGGACTTTCTCAAGGTGGATCTCCGCAACAGTAGCGGCGAATACATCGTCAAGTATTACGACGGATCTTCAACGACCTTCATCAATTTTGGTGAGTACGATGCCATTATTTACGCGAACCAGACGACCTCGCAGTCCGTGCCCAACCGGTTCACTGTGATCGACAAGGCTTCCTTATACTCGCAGATCACGGGAACTGCGACTTCTATCGGGACGTCGAGCGCAGGGCTGTCCATGCTCACCGACACGTCGGGGCTGTTTACGACGACGGACTATGTGTCGGCAGGAGATTTGATCCATAATACAACCGATGCGAGTTCGGGAATTGTCTTGTCCGTTACGGACGCCACGCACCTGAACACGGCCATATTCTCGAACACGGACGGGACGGCGGCGAGTTGGGCGGTATCCGACGCCTACGTGATCCAGCCTCAGGGACGGCTTGAGATCCTGTTCGACCCGCCGTTGTCTACTGCGGGCCACACCGTAACGGTTTACTACATCCAGCGCCCCGCTCCGGTGTTCCACGATTACGGCATGTATCGGTTTTCACCGAATTACATGAACGCCCTCATTTCTTACGCAGCAGCCAAGTACAAGCTGGCCGACAAGGAGCCGGGGTCGTGGGATGCGTTCCGCAAGGAATGGGCCGGGCGGCTTGGAGAAGTAAGTAACTCTATCGGGAATACGTTCAATCGGTCGGGGTTCAAGATGTCGCTTCGCGGTGTCAAATGACGACCGCTGTCCTGTGGGCGCTGATGAACCTCGCAATCGTTGCGGATTGGGGCCAGACTCGGTACGGGGCGGCTCACCCCCAACAGTTCGAGGAAATCTCGAACCCGTTTCTCGGAGCACACCCTTCGGTGGGCAAAGTCGATGCGTGGTTTGTTGGGTCCCTTGCGGTGAACAACGGAATCATGGTCGCGCTTCCGAAGAAGTATCGTCCGTGGTACGCAGGAGCAGTGACGGCGTACGAGGCGCATTTCGTGGTTAAGAACAACTCCATCGGCGCGAGAATCCGGTTCTAACGAGAGGCAGATGGCCGACGATCGGATTGTAACATACAGAGAACTCCCCCTCAACGGGCGTTTGAGGACAAACGACGATCCCGCTGAACTTGTGTCCGAAGGCAACGTCGTCGATCTATCTTTACTTCAGAACATGCGGTATTTCGACAGCCACCTTCAGGGCATTGGTGGAACGACGAAGATCAACACCACGGTCTTAGGCAATCCTCAGATAAAGAACATGTTCCAGTTTCGTAAAGACTCGCCCGCCGAGTCGAACGTCCTGGTCGCAGCCAGAGACTCTAACGGGCTGAATCAGAAGGTTTATCGAAACGGGACTGCTATACCGTCTGCGGGAGACTTCACAGCAACGGCTTTATTTACAGACTCGACAGGGTATGGCACACCCATGTTCTCCACGGCCCCAGGCGAGAAGGCCATTTACTGCAACGGCAAGGATACTGCCATCTGGGGTGGGTCCGAGATGAAGCCTATAGGCTTTATCGACATGGACCCGAACGGAACCTATAAATATGACTACACAGAGCAGGTTAAGAACTCATTAACCGACTCTAATAATATCGCGACGTTGCATCGTAGGGCGGATACCGTAGACGCGGCGACAATGGCTCTATGGCATTTCGACAACAGCCCAAATGATGCTACGGCTGCGGCGCACAACCTTACCGAGGTAAGTGCCGCCTATAGTACGTCCGTTAAAAAATTCGGGACGCATTCGGTCGGCGGCAGCGGTGGGTATTTCACCATTGCGGACCACGCGGATTTTGATTTTTCCGGCGGGACGTATTCCATAGATTTCTGGATAAATCCCACGGCAAAAACCGGAACCATATACCACCAAGGGAGTGCGACGGACTACTATAAGATTTACTTCAACGGCAGTGGCGTCCTCGTCATGGACATATACGCGGCTTCCTCGCTTGTTCTGTCGCATGGAATAGATGTTTTGTCCCCGCTGCAACTTGGTGTATGGTCCCACGTTGCTTTAGTTGAGAGCGGGAACAACTACTATCCCTTCGTAAATGGAGCGTCGCTCAACACCTATTCTGGTGTTGAACGAGCCGCCAATTATGCCTCGGCTATCGCGATAAAAGCGATGAACGACGGGTCAACGATATTTAATGGATACCTCGACGAGTTACGGTTCGACAACCATCACAAGCATCTATGTCGGGTCTCAACTCCCGGTCCAGGGTGTCAATCCCTACGTTGTAACGGCGAACACGACAGCGGGTGCGGTCACTGGGAACTATTGGAGTTCTTCAGGCTGGGCTTCTCTTGGAGCAGTCTCCGGTGTCGGTGCGACTCCGCTTTCGGCAGTCGGCAAGAATACGTGGACGTTTACATCTACGGCTTCTATAGTAAGACAAAAGGCAATAGACGACAAAGTGGCTTATTGGTATCGGTTTGATATAACCGACTGTGACGCAACGACGACCATCTCGCAATTGACCTTAGATACGCCAGTCCAGGCCCTCAAAGAGTTATGGGACGGGCAATACAGGACAGTAAATTCTTTCCTTGTCTACAAGAACAGCACGTTCAACGATTACGCGGTCAACGTGTTCGAAGATTCATGGACTTCTACCGATACAAATACGTTCGTCGAACTTGATAGTCTCGCCACCGCGACTGATGCTTTATATATCGGGTTCAGCGAAAGGCAGATGGGGTTAAGGCTTAACCTCATCGGTGGGCATGTCAACACCACTGCAAGTACGATTGCTACAGTTTCGTATTACAACGGGACCGGCCTCGCGACGAATTCGGATTCTTGGACCTGGGTCGGGACTACAGACGACGGCACAGCAAATGCAGGTATCGCCGTTTCTAAGAGCGGTACGGTTACGTGGACCCCCCCGGCGTTGTCTGCGGAGTTCAAGGTTTCTATATCCGGCAGCATGACTGGGGATCGCGTAATAGATGTCCTCCTTAACCCATCCAATGCCCCCGCTCAGTCGCAGAGGATGTATTTTTATAAAGTCGTGTTCTCGCAGAACCTTTCGGCGGACGTTCAGTTGTTCTTTATCGGCGGTATCACGGCACCTGAAGATGTGGCCGGGCACAAGTTCGCCGTACACCACGTAGACCGTGTGTGGTATTGGGGTAGCGAGAAAGATCCTCATCTCGGTTTCTGTACTTCGCGGGAGACGGCGCAGGTTTTACGCGGGGCGGACACTGTAAGTTTCTACCTCAAAAACACTCCTGTTGCTGGAATCTCGTTATTTGAACGGTACGGGTCTACAGCGGCGAACGTGCAGTTGGTCTGCGAGCCGACGAGAACATGGGCTATCGTTGGGGAGACTGTCGAGAACTTCGTTCCAAACTGCATAGATTCATCCAATGGTTGTACGTCCGCGTTGACGATGGATGTCGCGACTGTTGAAATTCTCCCGGGGACCTTCCGGCGTGTCGGGATGTGGCAGTCGCAAGGCGGAATCGTAATCTGCGACGGTTCGTCCGTCACCGAAGTCTCCCATGACATCAAGGACAAGTTCGATCCGAAACACGCAAACTACATCGGGGCGTCGACTTTGGCGGCCTGCTCGGGCTGGATAGATCCTGTCTACAACGAGTACAACTGGGTGATTCCTGGCACAACCATATGGGCATATGATATCCTGAGAAAGAAGTGGTACGAAAAGCCGCTCGCCACATCCAAGCGGCCTTCTTGTGGGTTGGCGGTCTACGACACCAACGGGATAGCGTACTCCTACGCGGCGACGGCCTCTGGATTCATGTATCGTATGGAGTACGGGACCACGATCGATGGGACGGCGATCCCCTTCGCGGTGCAGATTGCGGATGTCGCGCCTACGGGGTCGATCTCAGATCGGACAGAGGCGTGTTCCGTCCGGTTGGTGGGCAAGGCGAAGACCACGACGACTCAGGCCGTCCTCATTGAGCATTTCGGGGATAGTTCTACGACTGCGTCTGTACCTGCAATACCGGGAGTCTCTATGGCGAATTCCGGCAAGCGACTGTTCTCAGTCATCCGGTCGATGGGGACTGCACCGAAGAACCACATCTATCATGCGTACAAGTTATCAGTCTCGACTTCAGACGAGACGATCGGGTTCGAGCCGGTGTTCCTTGTTCTTGGTTACCGGTCGATCGGGAAAGACTCCCGGTAGGAGGACGTTATGGCATACGCCTATGATGCTGGATTAATCGACCGGATCATGCCGAGGATAAAACAATACGAAGCCACGACCGGGCGCAAAATCAGCCAGTCGGTGCTCGATGCTTTGATGAAGGGCCAGTTGTCCGCCGAGGTCGACAAGGCGCAGCAGACCCGTGCGATCGATCTTCAGGAAGAGCAGTTCGCCAATCAGAAGGATCAGCAGAAGAAGGCGGCTAAGGCGGCTTCGGTCAAGGGGTACGTGGATACTGCATCTACGGCAGGCATGGGGTACCTCACCTATAAGGCAGTCACAAAGCCGTCTGCGATGTCTGAATTGCTTGCCTATCAGAAAAGCATTGGGGCAACCCCGGCCATAACGGGGGCAGACATTACGGCGGCTGGCGGGTCATTTGGTGCTCCGACAGCAGAGGCCGCAGGGTACGGGTTGACCGCCCCCGGATATACCGCCCCCGCGTTTACTGGAGCGCAGACGACCCTTGCGGGAGGGACGGCAGCAAGTGGCGCTCAAGCAACGCCAGCAGTGTACGGGACCGGGGAATATGCCGCCTACGATGCGTCTCTTGCGGCCGGGGCATCTGAGGGGGTTGGGACGGCGACATCGGCGGCCTCCATGCTTGGGCCTGTTGCTGGCGGTGTCGGCGGCGGACTTTTGGGCGCGGACCTTGCTGTAAATAAATTACACCTTTTCGGAGCGGGGAAACCGGGGCATATGGGCGGGGAGACAAACACGGCAGCGGCTGTCGGTGGGGCTGTCGGTGGGGCAGCCGGAGGCGCACTTATAGGATCACAGGTGGGATCTGTTGGCGGACCCGTCGGTGCAGCTGTTGGCGCAATCGTTGGCGGTGTTGTCGGGTGGGCGTCAGAGGCATCGGTAATTTGTAGCGAACTTGTCCGCCAGAAACGCATCTCCGAGCGCGAGAGGACTGCCTGCGTTATCTTCCGCTTCCGGTATATCCCAGACGACATGTTCATGGCCTATCTCGAATGGGCGGAACCTATAGTGCGCCTTATGCGAAACAATAGGGCGGCTAACTTCTTCCTTGTTCCGTTTGCGATGCATTTCGTGGGTTACATGCTGGCGGTTCAGGCCAAGGTGGAACCTACGATTACCGAACGCCTTGTATGGAAATACGCTTGGTGGAGATGCAGCGAGATTGCTCGACGTACCGAGCAATTCGTTAAGGAGGTGGCCGCGTAATGGGCTTCATGGAGGACGTAGGCCGGTCCAACGCCCTAAGCAGCGTCAACAACCTCATGGGCAAGGCAATCGACATCCGGCGCGGTGAAGACCAAAGCGCCGAGAGAGCATACACGGTTGGACTTCAGACTGAGAAGTTTGGCCTAGAGAAGGAATCTGCGGCGCGAGAGGCGACCAAGTTCGGTTGGGCGGCAGAGGAACAGGCAAAGAAGCAGAAGTTCAACAAGACCGTTGTGCCCGTAGACACCATTCTTCAAAACGCCCGTCCTGGGTCGAGAGAGAAGTTGCTTAAACTTGGCAAGGACAACGGGTGGATTCAGGATATCGGAGGAAACCTTGTCATATCTAACGAAAACCTTGCGAACGCAAAGCAATATCTGAAAGAGAACCTTGAATTTACTAGTCAACTAGCACTTACCGATGTGGCGGATATCAATAAAGAGATGATCCCACTGAAGCAGCAGTTGGCGGAACTAACAACGACCAAGCCTGACGATAAGAGTATACCCATCCTGCAAAAACGCATAGCGGATTTAGATAAGCAGAAAACGATGCATCTCAACAGCGCGTTAGAGATCGACAAGGCGTATCAAGAGAAGAAGGCACTTGAGGAAACAAAGCAGACTGGAAAAATAGTCAAGGGTCCGGACGGGGGGTTGTATCGGCAGAAGGAAGATGGGACGATGGAGGAATTGGTCGCCCCGCCGGAGAAGGAAACGAAACCCCCGCCGGACCGTAGAAGGGATGTTGGAGCGCACACTCTTACCGAGGAGTGGGAGGACGGTGCATGGGTAGAAGTTAGTCGTGCTCCTCGGTGGAACACAAGGGGGGACGCAATTGAGGCAAGAAAGACTAAGCAAGAAACATTTAAGAACGAGCAGTCCATGCGTAAGGAATTTGAAGCGTTGCCTGAAGTCAAGGACTTCACTGCTGTAAGCATAGCTGCTGGACAGATGGATGCCGCCTATGCAGAGTCTAAGAAGACGAAAAACTTTGTGGCAGTAGACCAAGCGTTAATCACAATGTTCAATAAAATGACGGACGCTAAGTCTGTGGTTAGGGAGAGTGAATATTTAAGGACCGCAAGTGATATGGCTATATGGAATAGATTGAAGGGTAAGAAGGCGCAGTTAGAAAGTGGAGGTGCCGGGATAACAGCAGAAGAACGTACCGCTCTTAAAACAATATCGGATAGATTCATGAAAGCGTCTTCCAGTAGGTACAACAAAGTAGCAACCGAATATAAAAGACTGGCAACAGAATACGGATACAAACCCGAAAATGTGGTATTCAGGAACACGATCATAACCGCCGATGACGCTCCCAAGACAGCCGATGACTTCCTCAAGAAGTACGGAGGAAAGTAATGGATCTCGCTGAACTGGCAAACAACGAGGATTTCAAGGGCCTGCCGACGGAAGAGCAGCGTAAGGTCATGTCGCAGAACCCTGATTTCTCTTCTTTGCCCGTTGCGGAGCAGGATAAAGTCATCGCCCGGATACCGAAAGGGTTCGCCGCTTCTCCGAAGGGCGAGACGCAGTTGCGTCAAGGCAAACCTGTTCGTGAGTTTCTCAGCAGCATCTACACTCCCCTTCTTGAGATGGGCGGGATGGTATTGGGCGAGACTGCCGGGGCCGTTACCGGGGCCGCAGGTGGTCCGGTGGGCGCTACTGTCGGGGCGTTGAAAGGCGCAGGCATCGGTTATTCGACCGGCAGAGGAGCCGCGCAAGCAGTAGATGTCGCAACTGGACTGAGTGACCTACCTTCGTTCGAGGAGTCTGCCGAGAGCAGGGCGAAGGATGTTGCCGTTGGTTCTGCTCTTGGCGCGGCAGGTAAAGTCGCTCAACCGCTTTTGGAGGCCCCTTTCAGGTATCTCGGGGGGAAGATCGCGACGAATGAAATCGCTCTCAACAAGGAAGCAGCGACAATTGCCGAACGCGAGGGTTTCGATCTTACCGCAGCGCAGCAGACCGGCTCCCCGGGGTTGTCGCGTACGGAGATGGTCGGTCGATGGTTCTTGACTGCCGGTGGGGTGTTCAACAAACGGGACGCGCAGGAGGCTTCGAAGTGGGTCGCCAAGCGCCAGCAGTGGCTGGATAAACTCGGAGACCCGTACCCCGGTACTTTGTCCGCAGACAGGGCGGCGGAGGCGGGGAAGATCGTCAAGGAGAAAGTCGACGCTCTGGTCAAGCGATCTGATGCCCGGACCGCCGCAGATGTGGAGCGGGTACGAACCGCGCTCTTGAAATCAATGGGGTCCAACGAGCCATACTCCGAGTTGGGGAAGAGCGGACAGGAAATCATAAAGGCCAGGAACGCGAAGGATTTCGAACGCGCCGGAAAATTATACGACAAAGCGAAACAGTTTCTAAACGGCGACGAACGGCTCGCGGCGGGTAACTTGAAGGCGACGGCGCAGAAAATTATCGACGAGGAATTGAAGATCCCCGCGAGCGACCGGAACAATGCGCTGATTTCCCGGTTGAAGTCGTACACGAAACTCCCGACTACGCAGGAAGAAATCGCAGCGGCGACGAAGAAAGACGCGGAGATAAAGAAATCCGTAGATGCGTTGGTGGCTGGCAGCAAACCGAAGAACCAGCAGGAGACGGACGATCTGCGGACGGCGGTGTTGCAGACCTTGCGCGTGGATAAGCCTTACGAGGAACTTGGCAATGTGGGGCTGAACCCCGATGCGGTGTCCACTCTCCGCTCGCACTTTAGAGACGCCATCGAGGTCGCGGATAGCGCGGCGCGGAAGGGAATTGAAGGCGGCAAGTTTATGAGCAGCAAGGAGGGCGGCGCGTACAAGCGGCTTCAGGGTGCTCTTGGCGCGGACGAGGAAGTCTTCGCTGCTCATGTTGGAGGGGAGTACCAGCGCGTCCATTCCTTGGCGAAGGCGTTCTATAAGAAGAAAACGAACTTCTGGCAGGATAAAGATGTCGTCAAGATGATGACGGAGAAGCCGGAATATCTTCTCGACTACGTGACCGACGCGGGGAGCACGACCATACCGGCGAAGTTCAAGGCGGCGATCGGCCCGCAGGGGGTACAGAAGTTCAAGGACCGGCTTACCAGTAAACTGTTCGATGTCGCCAAGCCGGGACCGTTTGACCCCGACGGAGTTGTGGAGAACATCGCCAAGTACGGCGAAACGCTCACGGCTTTCTACTCGCCGCAGGAAATATCTCTGATGGTGGATGCGGCGAATGCGGCCAAGGGGATGAAGGTCGCAAACCTCGAACGAAATAAGTATTTTATCGACCTGATGAAGGAATCGCCCGAGAAGGCCGCTTCGTTTATCATGCAGACGGAAAACATCCCGATGCTGTCTCGGTTGAAGCTCGTCGTCGGCAAGGACACTATGAACCGGATGCGGTCTACTTTCCTTGCGAACGAAATCGAACTGAACGTGTACGGCATGATGTACCCCTCCGATCTTGGGAGAATGCTTGACAGACACGGCAAGAACAAATTGAATGCTTTTCTCGGTCCGGAACTCACTCAGAACATCGTAGACATGAATAAAGTCGGCGCGGTAACGCGCACCGTGGAGAACATCGCTAAAAACCCCTCCGGTACGGGGCAGGCGCTTATTTCGTACTTTACGCTTATTCAGGTGGGGTCAGATTTGGCGAAGGGCAATCTGTGGGGGGTGATTAAGACGCTGTGGCCCCCCAACATCATCGCTAAAGCGTACCTCACCAAACGGGGGACGGCGTTGCTGTCGGGCACGGCAGGGATTCCCGCCGAGTCGTCTCTTGCGGCGCAGACCTATATCAAGTTGCTAGGGGTCGTTTCAGAGGGCGGCAAGTATCCGTATCGAGGAGGCTCGAATGGCCCGTAGACCCATCTCAGGGGTAGCAAGAGACGGTGTTGGAAACATTGTAGCCTCTGCAACGGCGACATTGACCGTGTATTCCGGTGGAGCCGCCGCGACTTGCTACGCTGCGGAGTCCGGCGGGTCGGCCCTGTCGGGCGGGGCTACGACATCCGGTACTGATGGCACGTATACGTTCTGGGTCGACGACGGCGATCACGCGGTCTTGACCATCTTCAACGTAACGGTGAGTAAGACCAACCACAGAACGATGACGACTCCGATAGCGGCATAGGGGGAACGATGAAGAAATACACGGCGTGGGTATTGGCACTCTTGTTTTACGTTTCGGTTCTTCCGTGGAATATGGCGGGTGCGACGGATTATTGGAATTATAACGTTCATAAACTAAATTTCGACAATACATATTTATCCACACTTCAGGGTAACGACCTCATCGTGAAGGGGCCGTGGGTGGATGTGAGGGCGTATGGGGCCGTTGCTGGCGGTTCTGCCTCTGCCAACGCGACGGCGCTTGCGGCGGCTATTGTTTACGCCAACGCGAACAATCTCGATATTTTCATCCCAATAGGTGTGTTTGCCTATAACGGCGACGGGCTGACTTTTAACACGACCGCGACGACCGGCCATGGGTCGATCCATGGGGTCGGCCCCGGTTCCGTTCTGGATTATCAGGGAACCGGCGTGGCCCTCTCAATGGCTGATGGAGACGGGTCTGGTAGATACGCGCCATACCTCCATGATTTCCGCATCACCACCTCTGCCGGTACTCCTCTCGGCGGGCTGCATATCGGAGCCGGAGCACAGTACGGGATGGTGAACGGGGAACGGATATATATAGACGGATTTGACAACACGAACGCCTACGGTATGAGGGCGTCAAAGGTAGTTTCATCCCATTTTATTGATTCATCGTTTTGGGATAATTACGACGGGTTCATTACAATGAATACTGTTGGAAGTTGGCCCACGACGCTCACGTTCAGTTCGAGCCGCTTCCGCTCGAATGATCGGCACGGTGTGTTTCTTCAGAGCGGGTTAGGAATTACATTCGAGAGTAACTGTATTTTTGAATCGAACCAGCATGCGGGGATTTACGCTACCGGAATCGGAAGCGATCCATCGCTCGGGCTTATAAAAATTATAGGAAACCATTTCGAAAACAATGGGGGCAGCACCGACAACACGGATTACAACATAGATATTGTTGGTACAGATGCAGCCGATCCAATACCCGACGTTTGGATTCAGAGCAATTACATACAGGACACCGCTGGTGGCGGACATATCCGGTACGGGAAATTAAGGTATGTCGTCATAAGGGATAATTTCTTTAGCGGGACGGACGGCCCGGAGGATGTAGCGAACGTTGGCAACAACCGCTTTGTGGAGTGGTTAAGAAATCACGGAATTAACGAAACAAGCGTGACAGCCCACGGGAATAACGCAGAGGATGCCGACCAATATCAAGCGAGTGGAATTAATCTCAGGACGCAACCGGTGGGGGCAACTTATTGGACCACGCATCAACTGAAATCCTCCAGTGCCTTGGTATCATTGCCCGGTGACAACGCCACGCTCACCACGATCGCATCTCTGATTCTCAACGGGACCGACGCGGATATAGCCGGAGGCATCGTCTTGGTCAGCGGGTACAACGCAGGTCTTACCGCATATTTCGTGGACCTTGTGGCCCTTAGTTACGGGGCGGCGGCTGTCATCAGCACCAGCAACACCGTGGGTTCTCCCGCCGCGAGGACGTACAGCGTAAGTTCAAATGTCAATCTACAGGTTAAATTCGCCAACGACGCGGACACATATGCTGTCCGAGTTTCGCAACTGACAAATTGATGCGCCCCTCCTTCCCCGCTGCCTCCTTCGCGCTTGAAAGGGGGAATAGATGACCCGCACCCGCCTCATCGCGCAGTTTAAGGAGGGCAGATGAGACTCATACCCGATGATCTTCTCGGCATCGTTTGCGTTTTTCAGGAGGCCGAAGGGGAACCTATCGAGGGCAAGGTGGCCGTCGCGGAAGTGATCCTTCGACGCACTCAGCGGAAGTACATGAGCGACGGGACCGTGGCGGGGACCGTGCTGCGCCGTCTGCAATTCAGCGGTATGAATAGCAACGCTCCGAACCGCACACGTTCCTTCAAGGTAGACGATTCGGACGCCAAGGTTCTCGAATGCGTATCGGCGTGGCAGATGGCGAAGCAGGGAAGTATCCTTGCGCCTGGCTGTCTGCATTATTTCAACGCGCATATCGTATCCCCGCCGTGGGCGAAGGATGCGGAAGTTGTCGCTGTCATCGGCAACCATACATTCGTGAAGGTGAAAGAGTGAGGGGCTGTCGCCATCCGTGGATGCCGTGGTCAACATTCATCGCGCACGTGGAGACGTGCCGGAAGGAGAAAGAGGATGCGAAAGGTAATCTTTGCAACGATCCTGCTGTTGGCACCGCTGATGATCGGCTGGACCGTATCGTGGGATCCCGTGACGATGTACACGGACAACACGGCGATCGAAGCGACGAAACTCCCGGTCAAGTATGAGATCAAGAAGGACGGGGCGATCCTCGTAACCGGAACGACGGCGACCTCCTTCGCGTTCACGGACACCGGCCACGGGTTGACCCGATCATTCACCGCGAAAGCCGTGTTGCAGACCGGAGAGGAATCGGTGGAGTCGCCGTCCTACTCGTGGACCGTCCCTTTGGGCAACCCCCGCAACCCGGCCAATCTCCGGGTTGCGCCGTGAGGGGATGAGATATGTACTGCCCGCGCTGTAGCCGAGACGTGCATCCGATGGAGGATGAGAATGTCCTTGCCCTCCTTCATGGCATGGCAGAAGACTTCCGGCTTCGGCCCCACAAGATAGACGAAACAACGGACAAAACCTGCGTGGCGATCACGGCCTACATTCGTGGGCGCGAGAGACGATATTGGGAGGTGAAGTGATGGCCGAACAGAACTGGTTCCAGAGGATCATGTCGGCGGCGTTCGACCAGCGGGGCGGGGTCTATGTCGGAATGGCGACCGTCGCCGTCACCATCATGGCCCTCGGGGAGTTCGTGAAGAACGGCTGGAAAGCCCCGGCGTGGTACGTGGCGGTCCCTCTCGGGGTCTATGCGTTCATCCTCGGGGTATTCGTCGTCCGCAAGGGGGCCGAGTATTACATGGACAGCCGGTACAATTCCCCGGCGGATAAGCCGCCCGAGAAACCCCCGGCGGGGTAGGAGGCGAGGATGTGGAAAAAGATCGGGCCATTTGTCCTACAGAACAACGTGGGGGCTATTGCCCTTATCGCAGTTCTGTTTTTTGCCTATGCCAAGTTTGCCCCGGACTCCCTCAAACCGTGGTCGAACGCCCCGACAGTAGCAGTCCAGCCGAAGGACCCGGCGGCGACCATCGAGCGGATCTACATCCCCGGCCCCGAAAGGGTACGGGTCATCGAAACGATAAAGTATCTCGAAAAGGTCCCGGGGGCGCTGACTCCGGCGACCGCCGCCGATAACTCGGCGCACGTCATCGCGTCGGCGAAGATACCCCCCTCCCCCGCCGGAGGGACGGCCACGGGCATCCTACGGTATCAGGACGGGGTAGGAACGGGATCGATCGAGTACAGGGCGGCGACGCCCCCCTTCTTCGCCATCCAGAAGGAGTTCGGCGTCAGGGCGGGCATGGGGACCGGAGGATTCGTCATTGGCGAGATCTACGCGAGACCATTAAGGATTGGCCCTGTCACGGTGGAGATTCGCGGATACGGTCAGAGGACTGATCTTAGTGGGGCCGATTTCGGCGGTGCTGTTCTGGCCGACTTCAGATTTTAGGGAGGCAACCTTGGCGAACGGTGACAATGTATGGGTAGATATCAAGGACATGCGCAGGGACATAACCAATCTCGCCAAGGAAGGCTGCGGTCACAAGGAGTGGCATGAAAAGGTATCGAACGAGTTGCGACAGGATCTTATCGCTGAAGTAAAGGAGCGTGGTGCGATGGGAGACAAGTTATTCAACAAACTGGACCGTCTTATGGCATTGGTGATCGGCGCACTCGGGGGCATCATCGTGATTCTGCTGAAATCATACCTTCCGACGATATTCGGAAAGTAGACCGGTCGTTACCGACATGGTAAAGTAGAAACACATCAACCGGCGGGGACGGGAAAAGTCCCGCAAGGAGGTAGGCCATGTTTGTTCTTGAATATTACGGAGAGGCTTTGACCCACCAGAAGGTCGTTCCAGGAGACACGATTACGTCTTTGAACTCGGAGATGTATACGTACTGCGAAAGGTATCTGGCATATACCTCCGGCGGCACAACGGAAGTTGCCGTTGGAGACTGGATCGTCGGCGCGACCGGCGCTGCGAAGGCGCGGGTTCTGTTCGTAACGCTTGACTCCGGTACGTGGGCGGGTGGGGATGCCGCAGGACACTTCATCATCAATAGCCAGCATGGGTCGTTTCAGAGCGAGAACATCAAGGTCGCCGGTGGGACCAACGACGCCACGATCGCCGCGAACTCAAGGCTCTGCGCCTACGATGAGTACGTGAACAAGCAGTTCTACAAGAAGAACGCGACCGCCGCGCTAATTAACGTGTACGCACAGACCGCGCTGGTGGATATCTCCGGTGCCAAGCCCGATCAGACAGCATTGGTTGGACAGCCCATCGCCGCTGGTGGTAACTGGATGCTTCGAGATCCGAAAGCAATTCGGTCGTTTAAGTGCGTGGATTATACGTCTGCTTCTGCCTCGACAATCCAATGCACGTTCTTCTACAAGTAGGTGATAAACATGAAGAAAACAATCTTTCTCCTTATCGCTCTCTGTGCCTTGATCCCTGTTGTCGCTTTCTGCCTCGGTGAAGGCGGGATACAAGGAGGCGGGACTTCCGGCACCGTCACCGAAGTAACCGGCGATTCGATGATTGGCGTAGCGACCGGTACCTCGACCCCCGCGCTGTCGCTGACGGACAACTCGGTGACGAATGCGAAACTCCTCGACAATACGATCGCCACCGGGAAGATCGCAGACGGGACGATCGTGGATGCTGATATTAGCGCATCTGCCGCGATTGATGCGACGAAGATCGACCTATCTGCCTACGCTCCGCTCATCTCCCCCTCCTTCACGACCCCGACGTTGGGGGTTGCGACGGCTACTACTCTGTCGACAGGGCAAGGACAATACGAACTGTACGCGATGAATCAGGACGTAAAGACGACCGACAACGTAGTCTTCAACACCGTCACCGCCGAGATCATTTCCCCCTGCACCGCAACCGACAACGATTGCTTCCTTGAGGCGGTGAATGCGGGCGCGTTGGACGATGCTTATTTGAAGGCTGGGCGGCTGTGGTTCGACAACACGTTACAGGCGATGAAGGTGAGAAATAACGACAACACGGCCACGTTGGAGGTCTTCACCTCCGGGGCGGCGCATACGCTCAACTTTGCCACCACCGGCACGATTACCGGCGGCATCATGATCCTCGACAACGTGGTGTCTCCAACAGTCTCGCAAGTCTACGGATCGTGGAACACGATCACCACGGCAGGTACGGTAACGCTACCCGCCGCCGCAACCGGCATGTCCACCTGTATCGCCACCGAGGGCGCGTTGGAGATCACGCTGGAGTTGGACGGTTCCGACACGTTTGTCCTCGCCGGGGTCACGATGGACGCCGGGGAAGCCATCATCAACACGACGGCAGAGGCGGCGGGAGACTACATCTGCGTGATCGCAACGTCGGCGGTTAAGTGGAGAGTGGCCGGAAAGCAGGGCACGTGGACGCAGGCCACCCCATGAGGAAACTACTCTTCGCACTCCTGATCCTGCTGGTAGCCTCTTCCTCGTTCGCCGGGGGCGGCGCGACGATGATGATGATTGGGGGAACGGCGGCGGGGGGGTGTGTTGCCTCCTACGGCGCGGAACTCAACACAACGCAGACGGCCTCTTCCCCTGCGGGGGTGTCTGAGGCCAACGCCACGACCGGATGGGCCGCAGCAGGGACCGGCACGTTTGAATCCTCTACGACCGCGCCGAGTTTGGGCACCTATCACATCAGCGCAATCGCAAACGCTAACGGAGGGAAGGTTTCCTACGCGCTCGGCTCCCTTGGCTTGACAGGCGGGACGCTGTACAAGATAGCGTTCGGTCTTCGGCACAACGGGACCGGTGGAGCGTGGTCGTGTGGATTTGGCGCGTCAACCGATACCTACCAAATAATGAATTGGACTATAGATAATACGGCGGACGCCTATACCCATTACTCCGTATATTTCCTGTCAAATGGCACCGAGGACACGCTTGGTTGCAAGGAAGCCAGTGCGTCCGATGACGGCGGCATGTATATCGACAACGTGTCCATCAAGGCGGCAACTCCATGTTCAGGGGATGAACTTCACACCGCTGCCAACGCCGCAGCCATAGGTGCAGAGGCAAACGCCACGACCGGGTGGAGCAATATAAATACCCTAAACTCGTTCACATCGGATGGCACCGGGCCGCACGGCGGTTCATACCACATTCTCGCAAATGCAATGACAAGCTCCGCCGCGAATAACGGATTCAACATAGACCTCGCGTTCGCGCCGTTCTCCCTTCAGGACGGGACGAAATACGTGGTGCGTTTTTGGGCGCGTCATATCACGGCGGCTGAAGGGGGCGGGGACGCAGGGGATGCGTGGCAGTGCGGGCACAGCAATACAAGCACCGGCGCGGCTAACACCACGAACCATACTATGTCGTTAGCCGCGGCCACCACAACCTACGCCGAATACGGATGGGACGTAACGTACAGTTCCACTTTTAGATACTTCGTCTGCACGGAGGCCGGAGCGAACAACAACGGCGGGATTTATCTGGACGACTTCAGCGTGAAGGCGATCACGGGGGAATGATGAAGCGACTATTCACGGTCCTTGCGCTCTGCCTGTTCGCCTCCATCGCGTCCGCTGCCGATGTCTACATCACCGATGCTACCTCCGGAGGGGATACGGGGGCCGATTGCGCGAACGCCCATTCTGCATCGTGGTTTAACTCCAATGCCGTCGGGGGCAATACCTATCATCTCTGCGGCACGTTCACCGGTACGGCGGGAAGCACGAAGTTGACGCCTCCTTCGGGAACCGCCGGGAATGTCCTGACCGTCGTCTTCGAGGCCGACGGGGTACTTACGGCTCCGTATTGGGGCACGAACGGAGCGATTCAGATTTCGGGGAAGTCCTACATCACCATCGACGGGAACAACGCAGGCATCATCCAGAACACGGCAAACGGCACGGCTCTCGACAATCAGCAGGCGTCCAACGGGATCAATATATCCGCGTCCGATCACATCACAATCCAGAAACTTACCATCGACAATGTGTACCAAAACGGCGGAAGTGACCCGGCGTCCACAGACGGCGGCGGGGTGAACACGAACGATATCCTTCTCTCGGGCAGCGGGAACAATATCCTTATAGACAACAATACCCTGAAGGCGTCCCGTGCCGGAATCCGGTACGACTTCGACTCCGACACGCTCGATACGATCACCTTCTCCAATAATATAATCACCGACCACTGTTGGGGCATCGCGATGGCGTCCGGGGGGACGAATACCAACGCGACCAACGTGGTTATTTCAGGGAACGACATCTCCGAGTGGCTGAACTGGCAATGCCCCGCGAACGCGGCGTACTGCACGGACAAGACGGACAGGTACCACACGGACGGGATGATACTATACCAACCTCGTACAAACGTAGCCGCGTTCCAACCTTTAATCTTCAATAATTATATCCACGGCGATTTGGGTAAGGGTTCTCCTACCGCGTTTATCTATTGTACCTACGGAGGAGGAGCATCTGGAACCAATGGGGCTTCGTGCAGAATTTACAATAACCTTCTTGTCTATATAGACGGAGGTGTTAGTTCAACGAATCATTGGGGAATATCTACGGGGGGCAGCACAGACGGTCACTTGATTTACAATAATACTGTTGTTGGAAAATCATCATCAGTTGGCGCAGGGATGATGCTTTCTTCTACTAACACGGAAGTTAAAAACAACATCGTTGCTTCATCGAAGTACGGCATCGCCAGTTACAGCACTGCGTTCACAACCGATGGGTACACGATAGACAACAATGTTTACTACAACATAAACACCGGAACAGAGAGTTATATGTTCCATCAGGACGAATCCAGCCCAACCGCCCCCGGCGATTACTGGACGTGGGCGCAATGGCAAGCGGCGGGGTTTGATGCGACAAGCCAATACGTTGATCCGCTGTTCGTTGGCAGCGGCGACTACTCGCTTCAGGTGGGTAGTACGGCCATCGACAATGGTGCCGACCTGTCGGCGTATTTCATTACCGACTACGCCGGAAACGCCCGTCCTGCGGGCGCGGCGTTCGATATCGGAGCATATGAGTACGGTTCCGGGGATGGTACCCCCTCCGCCTTCTCCTTCGGCGCGGACGTAACCGGAGCGGAACTGTCCACGCTCACCCCCTCCCCCGACAACGTGACCGTAGCCGGGATAGACGCAGGGCAGACGCCAGCGATCACCGTAAGCGGGACTGGGTGCGAGTACAGCATTGACGGGGCGGCGTTCACCTCCGACGCGGGAACCGTGGGCCTCGATAACGTGGTGGCCCTGCACACAACGTCCTCTGCGTCCCACAACGCGACGATCACCTGCACCGTGACCATCGGCGGGGTAAGCGATTCGTGGGGGGTGACAACCAAAACGTACGCTGCAGATACGAGCCGGGCGCGGAAAAGGGCGGGCGGAAGGGGAGGGTGGAGATAGTGCTTATCGAGATGTGCGCCTACCCGGTGGGGCATGTGACAGGCGAACTGTCTTGGCGTTGCGTTGTCTGTGACGAAATTACGAGGCATGAGGAATCGACCATACTTGAACATCTCGTGAAAGAACACGGACTTAAGAAAGAACTGCTCAAGAAGGACAAGTCGGATGGGATCTTTCTATACCCGACGGGGAACGCTTAACCTATCCCCGCCTCCTTCTTCTGAAATCCCGGTTTCCCCTTGTAAACCCGCGCCTTCGGCATCAACTCCAAGTCCGCTCGGCGGGCGTCCTCTTCGTGCGGAGCGATCTTCTCCCGCACCTTCACTTCGTCGGTCAATGCCACCTGGTACTTTCCCATGTCCGGATGTTTCAGGTCGAGGACCCACACGGGCTGCTGCGACCCTGCGAACTCCGTCCGGGAGCCTAAGACTTTCCGTGCGTTCGCGTTCACCAGTACCCGTATGCGGCTTAAGTGGTTCTTCATCGCCGTGTAGGAAGCATGATTCCTCGTACACCACTCCTGCACTTTCCCACGGCTGATGAACAGGA